ATACGATTACCTCTGATGTTAACTAAGTTTGGTGCTTCATTTAACTCCGATAGTGGAAATTTCGATGTTGAATTAACTTTTTATACATACAAGTATAATGTAATGACCGAAATCACTATGGGTGGATTGTTGGCTACACCATATATGTACAAAACTAATCTAAGTATTCAAGAAAGAAGTGGTGTACCAAATCAAAGTGCTAACGTTCAAAACAGAACAGTAACTAAAGGTTATCAAAAAATACAAGAAGTTTATAGTGAGTATAAAGCTAAAGGTATTATACCTGATGACTTTCCAGAGTTGACACTAATGGAAATGAAAGATAGATTAGATATCTTTATCAAAAACAAATTAGATACTTTCACCAAAGAAAATTTACAACCTTTGAGTGATTGTGAAAAATATAGAACTGAATTAGGAGAATATAGGGGTTATGTTTTTTTCTATGCTGGTTTTTTACCATGGAAAGCCAGAAATATGGATAATGATAATTTCTTTGTTTTGACAGATAAAAAAACGAGAGTTTATACATTTTCTAAAACAATCGACACACCTCAAAAACAAGTTGATTCTGAAAATGAATTAAAGGCTATCATAACTTTATGGAATAGTATTTTGAAGTTGAATCCAACACTTGGTGAAAATGGTAAATACAAAATAGGGAAAAAACCTGAAGTAAAAAGTGCAATTAATTTCTCAATCACTTTTGAGACATTTTTAAAACCTATTCAAGAAAAAGACATCGACATTGCAGAAACATTTTTACAAAGGAACAAAAGAGAAGCAACACAAGCGGAGTTGGAAACCTTTAAGGGAGAATTAGCAACACAAAGTATATTTCAAGGGACATCTTTCAAAACTAAAGGTGGTGAAATTAAACCTCAAAAAAAGTTTTTCTTTTTTGAGGGTGAGGGTTCTTTCGATGAAATAACCAAAAAAATGGAAGCCGACTTAAAAAAAACCAAGGAAGACATTGAAAATGCTTTAACTGAGGCGTTAGCTGATTTATTACAAAACAAAAATAATGGTATTGGATTCATTCCTAATATAAGAAATGTTTTAGCTGTTTTCTTTGCGAATGGGGAAGCATTTTTGCGTTTGATGGATGATGTTCACACAAAAGCTTGGGAAGAAAGAAATAGTGATACGAGAAAGAAAGCTATCTTTGACCCACAAGTTGCTGGTGCGTCACAAGACAACATTAATCCTGGTGATGATGTTAATACACCAGTTTATCCTTGGCCTCAGTTTATAGTTGCAACCAATGGTGAAAATGGTCAAGAAAAATATGAAATAAGATATCCAGGTGACCCATCATTAATTGATAGGACTCAAGGTTATCGTTATGACAAATGGCCTGAAATTGAGTTTATTGAAGAATTTGTTAATGGTCTAACAGAAAGGAGTCCCGAAAGAAAAGAAATAGGTCCTACACAAAATGAAGTTTTAGATATTAAAAGAGCTTCTGTTAATGCTATTGAGTTTCCTATAACAAATCAAGTTTATAGTAACAAAGAAGAAGTAAAATTCTTCTTTGAAATCTATGAGAGATTAATTTATTTGGTTAATTTTTCCAAAATTACAAGGGCTAATAACACTTCATCAACAGCTGATGAAATTTCAAATGTTTTAGCTGAATTTGAAAGTACAAATCTTTTGGATAGTTTGGGAATAGATAATCCTTTCTTAATTATGAAATTAAAAAACTTAGGATTCAATGCTCAAACATTCCCATTGATTCTAAGACAATTATCGAATAGTGGTATAGGTGAGAGTTGGCAAAACTATATTAGAGGTATATTCAATACAAGATATATCAGAAATCAAATTAACAATTCTAGTTTCGAATTTATAAAAAGTACCGACTTTGTTAGTAGAGCAACTGAACCACAACTTTCAATACCTGAAGAAGAGAAACTTCAAAAATTTATTGACGATTCGACAACAGCTAATAAAGTAGATTTGACAGACACATTCCCATTTACAAATTTAGAATGGTGTAAAGAAAATTTAGCTAATGGTGTTGGAGTTTCTGATGTAAACTTGATAATGGATACAAAAGATGTTTTATTTTATAATACTAATAAAAAAATAATAACAAATTTCAAACCAGATACCGCACTCAATCAAATCAGACCTATTACACATTTTGTTTATGAAAACCCAACCGAGCCTAATATAACTGAAGACAATTTAAAACGAGAACTACAAAGTAGAACACTAGATTATAGGTTACAATTAATAACAGAAGGAAATGTTGATTACATTAATTATAATGGAAATTTGGGATTAGCAAAACAAACATCCTCAATGTTTAATACTCCTTATTTTGTTAATGCAATACAAGAGAGTATTTCAAAATTTAGAAATGGGGATTTATATCCATTTACAGTTCCTGCTTACTTATTTTTAAATAGTTTACCATTAGCCACGCCAAAGGAGAAATATAAAACATATGATTTTGGTGAAGAAAAAACTTTAAGTTATATTTTTGCTTCACTTAAAAAGTTTTCAGGAGTTCATAAAGTTCCATATGCTTGGCTTTTAAAATTGGGTTCAGTTTGGCATAGATACAAAAAATATGTTGAAAGTACGAACAATTTTGATATATTGGATAACTCTTGGAAGAATTTTAATAGTGTAGTCAATTATGATCCAGTAACATCTGCGGCAACTAAAAATTATAGTTTGGTCATCAATGGTGCTAATGTGGATATTGTATTAGAAGATATCAATATTCTTGGAACTGGTACTGGTGCAACAACGTCAACAATTATTAATGTTGGTTTTTACCCAAAATTAATAAACGACTTTAATGTTTTTTATCAAGGATATGAAATTATTAAAAGTAATACTCAAATTAATGGTGTTGCCTCTATAACAAATAATATTTTAAATGTTACATCAATAAATCTTAATTTATTACAAGCTGGTAACATTTTAGGTGGAACAAGTTTTCTACCAAATACTACTATTGTCAGTCAGAATAGTGGAACACCTGGTGGTATTGGTCAATATACTATAAACTTACCACAATCAGTAACTTCAGGTAATTTCTTTATAACAAACAATTCATCTGATGGTTATTCAGAGGTCTTGATACAAGAAGCTTTGAACTCTGGACTTACTATGAACTATGTTTCAGATGCAATTATCGATGAAACAAACTCAAGTAGAAATCAAAGCACTAGAATTATTCCTTGGTCTGTAAGTGTTAAAACACCATCCAACCAATTTTGGTATCAAATTCCATCTAGTGGAACTTTGGTAAACCAAACTAAATTGGAATGTTTCAAATCAACAAGTACAAATGGTGTATCAACAATTGTTATACCAGTAACTGGTAATACTGCAATACACAATGGAGCTATCAGAAGTTTTTGGACTGCCCCTAACTATGGTTATTTTGATAACAACAAATTAACTAAACCATCTTATGATAGTTATTTAAAGTACATTAATCCATCAAGTGAAAATCAAGAAAACTTTAGCTTTAGTCCTCCAACATCTTCAAAAATTGAAGAACTATTAGCTATCTTCCCTAAAGATGTTTTGGATGGATTCGAAAACGAGTTTTTGAAGTTTTCACGTTCAATTTATGATTTTGAATCTGAAGGCTCTACATCAATACCTGGAGGAATACAAGAAATCCCATCAAAGGCTGCGTTCAAAAACTTCCAAAGTTTGATGAGAGAAATGATGAGAGTACCGGTAATTACTGGTAACACAGGGGATGAAATTGTAAGAGACGTGCAAACAAAACAATTTGAAACAATTAATACTTACTTATCTCAATTTTTGTTGTACGACATCTATTTCAAGTTTGGTAATCCATCTGGCTATGATAGACAATTGTTTTTAACTTTTTCAAATGAACAACTTGTTGACCCTATTACTTGGGAAAAATATCAAATTACAACACCCAATTCAGTTCCGGTAAATGGTAATCCAAGTTTATTATTCTCTGAGGTTAATTATCCAAATGTGTGGAAGGCCTTGAAAACTTACATTGGGTTTTCAACAATTAATCAATTAGAGTATAAGAATAGTGGTTCATATATCACTGACTTCTTCGTTGATATGAATGTTGCATTTACTGAGGACAATGTTAAAAAGTTTGCGCCAATTATCAAAATTTATGCGACACAAAAACTGAATCAATTTCAAACAAATGTAATTGAAGCACCTCAGAACCCACCAACTGAATTACCACAAGTTGTTGGAATAACTTTGTTAAAAAACAATTTTAGAATTGATATTGAATATCAAAATTCAAAATACAGAACGATATATAAAGACAACAATGGTACACCACTATTTGAAAGTCAGTATTCAACAATCCCACAATCAATAAAAGTGGAAAATAATTTTGTGGTTACTGCAACAACAAACGCTTACTATTCAAGTATAACTGAACAAGTAATTGTTACGGCCTATGGAAGTGTTTCAAACAATCCAAATGACCCCCAATATATTATTAGTCAAGAATTTGTTGAACCACAAACATATACTCAAACACCAAACACAACAAATCAAAAAGGTAAAAACGCATTTTTTACTGCAATGTCATCTTATATTAATCAAGTAAATGACTTTCAAGATAAAATTGTAAATAACTTAATTCCTAAACTTCAGAAGTCGTTAGCTAATGTCAATATGAGTGTTGAACCAGTAAAGAAATCCAAGTTAACTGGTGAACCACAACCTAAAGTTGAATTGTGGGAAACATTCAAGGCATTAAATGACAAATGGATTTCAGGTAATGATTATAAAACTAAAACACTATTTGAAGATGTTTTGTTATTAGATAGAGCTAATAGAAATATTGGTGAAGAAGTTTTAGTTGATATTTTTAGTATCAGTGACCAAATAACTAATATTAATGCTTCAGCAAGTTTATACAATTATGTAACAGGTATTTTACAACTAAATCATTTTGTTGTTTTAACAATACCAAATTACATTAATTTTTACAATGTACAAGATGCAATAAAAGACCCTAAACCAAGATTTGAAGGTACTGCCGAGTTTGCAAATACTTTATTTGGTACTTTCTTAAATGTTGACTATAGAGAATCAACAGCAAAAATGGTTTGTACATATGCAGGTAAGGCAAGTGAACAACCTGATGTTAAAAGTGTTGATTTCAGATTCAGAGGAGATTCATTTGACTTAACTAGAGCAAGTGACAATCCACTTGTAGAAAATCAAGTTGGTAAAACTGACTGGGACAAATCTAACAAAGTTGTTGGATTCAATGTGGATATCGGTCCTCAAAATCAAGGTGTGTTCAAAAATTTTAGTGTAGGTCAAAATTCATCATTAGCAACAGCCGAGTCATTACAAATTTTAAATCAAATGGCGAACCAAGGTGGAAATAGGGGTGGTGCAACTCAAAGTGTCTCATTGTATAATCTATATAAAAATAGAAGTTATACTTGTAACATTGATATGTTAGGTAATGCACTTATTCAACCAACAATGTACTTTAACCTGAGAAATGTTCCGATGTTTAGTGGGTCTTATTATATTACCTCAGTTTCACATAGTATTACTGAAAACAAATTCGATACAACCTTTGAGGGTGTAAGACAACCTGTACCTAACTTACCAAAAATTGATAACTATTTACAGAATTTACGAGCTAATTTAGTAAGTAAAATCGATGAATTAATTAAACAACAGAGTACAAATGCCCAAGCAACTACAGCACAACAAAGTACAAACGTTAATAATGTAACGAATAGTGTAACAAGTAATGCAGGAAATGCTGCGTCACAACAAGTTCAACAAACTACAAATGAGGCTTGTAAACCAGTAGAACAATATAGTTCTTATGTTAATGATACCAATCCATCAACAACTACAATTGACTATAAAACCCTGATAGATGAAATAAAAAGTCAAACAACTGATGAAAAACTTCTGTACACTATTTTCTACTGGTCATTCGTTAATTCCTACGATGATAAGGGAGGATTGAAAATATTTGGAAATAATCCAGGATTGATATCAATAAACCAAAATTTTGGTAATATTGGTAACAAAAAATATTTTTGTACTTCTCAAAATATACCTTACGTTGAATTTGATAGTTTAACTGATTATGTAACATTTTTAGTCAACAGATGGAAACCAAGAACAATTACTTTACAAGACAATGGTACACAAATAAATGTTGAACAATATGTTAAGTTTTGTTATGTAAATTCTTTTGCTGATAGTACAGTAAATGGATTAGAAAGTTATAATAAAATGGCATCAACAAATGAACTTCAAAAATATAAAGATTATTTTGATAAGGCATTACAAATCTTAAAACCTACTACAAATGTAGTAACACAAAATACACCACCACCTCCACCACCAGGACCTGAAGTTTTTGACAGTGTGATTAATACTGGATTGAATGATACTTTTTCAAGTTTAGATGTTAGGGTAAAACAAAATGTTGGACTTTGGATTATTTTTTCAGTTCGTTTGGATTGGGATTCTACCTCTGATTGTGGTGGTAGTGGGACTGCACAAAATATTGATGAATATATATTCCCTAATGGCCAACGTGTTTCTATAAATGCAACAGAATTACTAAGAGAAGTTGGTTGTGAAGGTGAATCTGAATCGGATAGACGTGGTGTTTATAACTTTAAAATTAGAATTTATGCAAATCCTATTTTACCTAATGGAAGATTAGATACAACAAGAAGTCAATACATTGAATATTATCGTGCGAACATAAAATTATAATTTTTCAAACAAACTAAATATTTATATAAAAACAACAATTATGAGTGTAAAAACTATTTTAGAAAATTATTTGGGAAAACCCACACAAACAACCGAAAAAGATATGGGTGATGGAACAAAACAAGTATGTGACTTACAAACAGGTGAATGCTACACTGTAAGAATGAAAGATGGTTTGATTGAGAGAGTAGATAATACTATGAGAACTCACAAAAAAATCCAAGTAGAAACTACAACAGGAATAAAACAACTTTTAAACGGTTAAAAAAAAATGAAAACGGATTTAAAAATTTTAGAAGAATTAAAACGATATAACGAAATTAATAGATATATTAACGAACAAGAATTACCTCCACCTCCTGCTGGGGAAGTTCCACCAGCACCTGATGCTGCAGCCCCACCACCTCCAGGTGGAGATGTTCCACCACCTGCTGGAGTAATACCACCCCCACCTGCCGAACCAACACCAGAACCAATTGATATAAAGGCTGACCCTGATGTAGAAAAAATTGGTGATAAAGAAAAGGGAGAAAAGAAAGAAGAAATTGAAGTTACTGATTTAGTTAAAGGACAAAAATCAGTTGAAGAAAAACAAGACGAGTATTTTAGTACTTTATTTAACCATTTGGAAGATTTAGAAAGTAAACTTTCTGCTATGGACAATATTTTAGATAGACTTAATAATATTGAAACTAAAATAGAAAAATATAGAACAAAAACTCCTGAAGAAAAATTAGAATTGAGAAGTTTAGATTCAGGTCCTTTTAATCAAAAACTAAGTCAATTTTTTGAAGATAAAGAAGGTGAACTTGAAGCTTCAGGAAAAAATGAATATATCTTAACTCAAGATGAAGTTGAAAGTTATTCACCAAATGATATTAAAAGAAGTTTTAGAGATTTTGATGATGAAGAAATGACACCAGAAAATGATGTTTCAAAATTCAAAAAAATATACTAGTACTTCATTTGACAAACTCACGGCTGACACTTACTATTGTGTATAATATTTTCTAATTAAAAACTTTTTACAATTATGGCGACAAATGCTTTAGATGCAATTTTGGCTCAGTACGAGCAATCACAAAAATCAAGTACTACAAGTAACAAAATGTCTCAAGATGAGAGAATGAAGAAATACTTCGCAGCTCTTCTAAAAGACAATGAAAAACAAGGACAAAAGAGATTAAGAATTCTTCCAACTAGTGATGGTAGTTCCCCCTTCAAAGAGGTGTGGTTTCACGAAATCCAAGTTGATGGTAAATGGCAAAAATTTTATGACCCAGGAAAGAACGACAATGAACGTTCCCCACTTTCTGAGGTATATGAAGAACTAATGTCAACTGGTAGAGATGCCGACAAAGAACTTGCCAAACAATATAAACCTCGTAAATTTTACATCGTTAAATTAATTGATCGTGACAACGAACAAGATGGTGTAAAGTTTTGGAGATTCAAACACAACTACAAAAACGAAGGTATATTAGACAAACTAATTCCTATCTTCCGTGCTAAAGGTGATGTAACTGACCCAACTAAAGGTAGAGATATCATCCTTGAAATGACTAAAGCTAAAACTCCTAAAGGTGCAGCATATACAGTTATTCAAACTATTATGTATGATGATCCAGCTCCTATTCACGAAGACAAAGAAACTGCTGATAGTTGGATAAATGATGAGTTGTCTTGGGCAGATGTTTATTCTAAAAAACCAGTTGAATACTTGGAAGCTATTGCCAAAGGTGAAACACCAAGATGGGATAGTGAAA